TCAGCGCAGCAATACGTAGGTGTACTTCCGCGAGATCCAACCTTCCAACCCAGCCTCATTTACGACCGAAACGTGCAGCCAGTCGCGATTGCTACTGTCTAGAACCTCCAGTAGAGCTCGATCTTCGAGCACAAACGGAACGATGTCCGATTTCATTCCTGGAGCGACGCGCAGGCGCACGCCGGTACCCTTAACTGTGCGATATCCACGAAGAAACTCTATAGGGGCTGCCGCTTCGCACATGAATGCCCGAACCGCTTTGCCCGTCTGACTGGCGGTCGCAGAAGCCAGCAGCTTGGGTTGGAAAAAGCAGAGTTCACTCCTAACAGCGTTCTGAGTGGAGAGGTACACCAAAAACATCAGTAGTAGGTTGAGAACGCTGCTCAGCCTCGACTTCTCGGCTTTGGTAAGAGCAGTTAGCGGCTCACCACACTCCAGACGCCGGACGATCTCGTAGTCGAGGGCTCTCTGACTTGCTGTGATGACTCTAATGTCCCCGGTAGCTTTGACTGAAAGAGTCGCGTGCCCGGACGCCTCAACAAGCCGCCCGAGATCTGGCACCGCCCCTGAGGCCAGATAGTCAACCAAAGGCGATGTTCGCACTACGCGAAGCGCTTCGCCTACTTCGCCCAAAGCCCGATACGTCTCCCCAAGGCCACCAATGGCTCGGATAGTCGACCCAAGCTCGGGGGGAAATAGGTAACCGACCGGCTGAGGTACTGCCTCAGCAAAGCCGCGACTGTCGAGCAGCTGTCGGCCCATCTTTCTGCTGGGTACGCTACCGAGACGTCGACCCGTTGCTGCGCGAAACTGCTGCAGAGACGCCAACGATGCTGCCGAGAGCAGACTATGCAGTGACCTATCCGCACCGCCACTATCACGGCCACTGGCGCCAGGCTTCGAATCTTTATCTCCACTCATTGTTGTCCCCTTCTTCTTCCCCACTGGCCCGCCTCGCCAGCGGATTCAATCGCACCACATCAGCCAGGTGCCCTGGGCTGAAGTGGGCGTATTTCTGCGTCATGGCCAGCGTGGCGTGGCCCAGGACGCGTTGTAGGGTCAGGATGTCGCCGCCGTTCATCATGTAGTGGCTGGCGAACGTGTGGCGCAGCACGTGGGTCAGCTGACCGTCTGGCAGCTCCAGGCCGATCTCTTCCACCACATCCCGGAATTTCGAATAGCTGGGCTTGAACGGCAGGGCTTTGGTCAGCCGCTTCTGCAGCTGATCGTCGATCGGTACCGAGCGGTTCTTGCTGGACTTCGTCTTGCTGTAGTGGATCAGCCCGTGACGCACCTGGCGGGGCTGCAGGCCTTCGGCTTCACCCCAGCGGGCACCCGTGGCCAGGCACACCTCGGCGACCAGCCGCACGTGCGAACTCTCATCGCCCAGGCCGGCCAGCAGCTCAGGGATCTGCTCAGCGCTCAGATACGCCATCTCCGCCTCATCGAACTTCAGCGGCCGTACCTTGGCCAAGGGGTTCTCCCCTTTCCACTCGCCCAGGCGCTCGAGCTCGTTGAACACGGCGCGCAGGTAGGCCAGTTCGTGGTTCAGCATGTTCGCGCTGATGGGCTTCGGCTTCTCGTCGGCCTTGCTCAGCCCACGGCCTGGCTTCGCCCTGGTGTGCTTGCCCTCGGCACGCTCCGCGCGGTAGGTGGCAAAGTGGGTGGCGGTGAACTTGTGCGCCTTCGGGTCGCCCATGCGCTCGGCCATTGCCAGCAGTAGGGCCAGGCGCTGCTCGCCGGTTTTCAGGTTCTGGCCGTGCAGCGTGTACCAGAGCTCGATCAGCTTGCTCAGCCGGCGTTCATCGAGCTTGGGGGCCTTCTCGAATTCGCCCTTGGAGCCGTCGCCCATGATGCGACGCTCCAGGTGCATGGCCTCGTTCTTCGACTTGACCCGGCGGCGGATTCGCGGGCCCGCGCGGCCCTCCGGCCGGCAGTCGACGAGCCATTCCCCGGCGTCGAGCTTCTTGATCGACATCGGCTTATTTGCGGAGGCCGAACAGCTTCAGGAAGGTGGAGATCTCACCGGTTTCGGCATCGATCACCTTGCGCCCCTTGATCCGATCCACGCGGAACGTCCGAGGCTCGTCCCGAAGGTGGCAGTGACCTCGGAAGTAGGTCTGGCCTACGGTAGGCCCTAAAGCGACGACCTGGTGAACGGTCACCTCTCGATCGGAGCGATCACCCTGGAAATCCCCATAGGCAAAGCGGATCGTCTTGCTTCCTTTCCACACCACCTTGCCGTCGGCCAGCACGTCATCGTCGTCGACGAACTCCGGCGAAGCCTCAGGCTCGCCTGCCTTTTCTGCTCGATAGACTTTCAGCGCTTCAGATAGCCAAACGGCAGCTCCGAAAAGGTAAAAGCACAGCGCCGCGACCCAGGCGCCCCATTGCCAATCGAAGAACCACAGAGTCGGGACAGCCAGGACAGTTGCTGTGATCAGCTGCGTCCTGAGCGAAGGATATTCAGCACTCATCGAAACGTCCTTTTCCGATCAGAAGGGGCTCAGCTGTCCGCACTCTGGCGCGGTATCACCGGTGGCCAGCCACAGCGTGTACTTCTTGAACCGTGAGTGATTCACGATCTTGAGGAACGGCAGCAGCCCCATCTCCGTGATCGAGGCCTCGTACTTCTTCCAGCTGCTGAGGCTGATATCGACAAGCTGGCAGAACTCCCCCTGCGTCAAACCTTCCTTGGCACGTATCGCTTTCAACTTCTCTGGCAAATCCATTCTGCACCCCTCTTGACAGGTTCCGTTCTTGGAACCACTATTGGTTCCAAGCTTGGAACTTTGCTTGGCAATATCACTAGAGAGGTTACCAGAATGCAGATCACCATCGACACGCCTTACCTAACAGTTCAGGAGTTTGCGCGCCGCTCTGGCCTGTCTGATCGGTCCATTCGCCGGGAGATCGAGCAGGGGCACTACATCATCCGCCCGAAGGTGGAAGGCTCGAAGTCAGCAGTACTGATCAACATGGTTCACATGGCCATGGAGGCCGCCGACCAGGCCGAGCGCATGCGCCAGGCGGGCAGCAATCGGTCAGCCCAGCGCTAACGGGAGATGACCATGCAATTCGAGGACATCTACCGGCTGGACGTCGTGAAGGCCCTGGAGCAAGACCGGGAACTGGACTTTGCCAGCATCAACGACAAGTACCTGCAGAAGGGCGTCTGCCCAAGCTGCGGCGAGCGGAAGCTGTTCATCAGCCGCGCCAAGCCGTACCAGCTCAAATGCAACCGCGAGAACGAATGCCGCTATGAGGAAAAGACCCGGGAGCGCTACAGCTACCTGTTCGAAAACCTGAGCGAGCGCTTCCCCAAGACCGAGGCCAACCCCAACGCTACCGCCGACGCCTACCTGCAGCGCAACCGCGGCTTCGATACCGCGAAGATGAAGGGCTGGTACAGCCAGGCGCGGCGCAAGCTGAAGGACGAGAGCTGGGCGGACACCGTGCGCTTCCCGCTGTGCGACGGCTACTGGGAACGGATCATCGATGCCACAGCGGTGGCCCGTAACGACGGTGACAAAGCCGGCATCAAGTACGGTATGTCTTACAAGGGCAACGGCTGGGTGCCGCCCGGCCAGACCATCGACAAGAGCGACCGGGTCTATATCGTCGAGGGCATCTTCCACGCCGTTGCGCTGCACCTCGCCGGCTTCAAGGCCATCGCCGCGATCAGCTGCGTGAACTTCCCCTGGGACATCGTCGAGGCCAACAAAGGTAAGTCAGTCACCTGGGTGATTGCCCTGGACGACGACCAGGCCGGCCGCAACTACATCCCCAAGTACCTCAAGCAGCTGCGCGACATGCGCGAACTGGGCTGGGTGGCACTCGCCGGCGAGCGGGACTGGGACGACGTGTACCGCGATGGCCAGCTGGACGACGTCTTCATGGACGAGGCTTGCTACCAGGGCCGGCTGTTCAGCGCGAAAACGCCGATGAAGAAGGCGTACCTGCAATACCTGCGCAAGCCCAAGGGCTTCTTCCTGGTGGAGTTCAACAACCACCTGTACTCGGCCCGCGTGAACCTCACCGAGCTGCAAAAGGATCTGGACGGTGACGACATCGAGGGTCACAGCCCCGAGTTCGCCAAGCACACCACCCTGTCCCAAGTGGCCAACTGCATCCCGCGCTTCGAATACATCGAGAAGGACGCCGTCACCGGCGAGCAGCGCTACTTCTTCCAGTTCGACTTCCCCAACGCCCGGCAGAGCTGCAAGGAACCGCTGGCACCCAACGCCATTACTGACCCGCGTGGCTTCGCCAAGGCCCTGCTCGAGCGCACGCCTGGCGGCATGTTCGAGGGCGGCGAGCGCGTACTGGCCATGCTCAAGAGCGAATGGCTGCGCGATGTCCGCACCGTCCGCACCCTGCCCTTCGTCGGCTACGACGACGTCAGCGGCGCCTACTGCTACCCCACCTTCGGCATCGCAAAGGGCAAGGAAATCGGCGTGAACAAGCACGGCTTCCTGGACGTCGGGTCCGATGGCCTCAAGACCTCCATGCGCAACTACCCGGTGGTGCGCGGCCAGGAGTTCGACCCTTCCTGGTTCGCCGACTTTCGCGCTGTGTTCAACCTCAACGGCCTGGCCACCCTCAGCTGGTGGACCGGCACCCTGTTCGCCGAGCAGATCCGCGCACGGCAATCGAGCTGGCCATTCCTGGAACTGACCGGCGTGGCGGGCTCCGGCAAAACCACCCTGCTGCGCTTCCTCTGGCGCCTGGTCGGCCGTAAGGACGAAGAAGGCATCAAGCCCAGCGGCAGCGGCGCGTCGGCGATCGGCCTGCTGCGTGCCCTCGCCGGCGTGAGCAACCTGCCCGTCGTGCTGCTCGAGTCCGACAAGGAAACCACCGACGGCATGGGCCGCACCCTGACCGTCCAGTACAACTGGGACGAGATCAAGCCGCTGTTCGACTACAAGGCCAAGCTGCGCGTGATGGGCGTGCGTAGCGCCAACAGCGACACCGAGTCGCTGATCTTCCGCGGCGCCGTGTGCATTTCGCAGAACACCAGCGTGGACGGCTCCGAAGCCATCATCACGCGGATCGTCTACCTGCACATGACTCTGGACCACCACTGCGACGCGCTGAAGCCCCTGGCCGAGCGGCTGAAAGGCATGGACGTAGACAGCCTGTCGGGCTTCCTGCGCACCGTACTGAGCCAGGAACAGGCCTGGCTGCAGCGCTACTTCGAGGCCTTCCCCATTTACGAGCGCCGCTTCAGCTCGCTGGGTGGCGTGACCCATAGCCGGATCGCCCTGTGCCACGCACAGATCATGGCGGCGGCAAAGGCCACCCAGGTGTTCTTCCCCGACTGGACGGACCGCGACCTCGAGCAGCTGGCAAAGCACCTGGATGGGCGCGCCCTGGAACGCCAGCAGCGCATCAGCGCCGAGCACCCCATGGCCTCGCAGTTCTGGCAGATCTACCACTACCTCAACGAACAGGTGGTCACCATCACCGACGCCAACGGCACCCGCGAGGAGATCCGCGAAACCCTCAACCACAGCGCCGAGAAAGGCCTGATCGCAATCAACCTCGAGCACTTCAACCAGGTCAGTCGCCAGGCCGGGCAAGAGTCCATCCCCACCTCTCAGCTGCGCCGCTACCTACCACAGAGCCGCACCTACGCCTTCGTCGAGAGCCGGAAGATCTACTCCAGGATCGAACGGCGGGGGGTCAACTGCTGGATCTTCAAGCGTGCCGTGTAAGTAGTTGATCTGTATGGGTTTATACGTGTGCGTATGTGCGTGCGTAGGGATAGAGGGCGTTTCTGTGTGTTCCCCCAATCTATCTGGAATTTCTGGAATGTTAAGGAATAGTCAATGAATACAGTCACTTGCAAGGCTCGATCAAGCTTCATGCCACTGGAATGCGCTGGAATGTTTTTCATACCAGAACATTCCAGTAAATCCGGAATTACTGGAATTCCTCGGAATCGCCCTGCAGCCCTAGTGCCACGCGGCTTTGCGCCCTCTGCCAAATCTCCGACATTCCAGAACATTCCAGTAGCACTGGAATGTCAAAAAAATTACGCAGCCCAGCAACCATGCGGGTTTCAGGCCTGTCAGGTTTTCGACATTCCAGACATTCCAGACGTTTTGGGGGTCAACCCGCCGTTTTCCTTTTCCGGGCCTGCCCATGCCAGCGATTTCCACTGACGAAGCCATGCTCCGGGACTGCCTGGCGCTCGACATGCTGAGCCGCTGGACGCCTCGGCAGATCCGCGAATGGCTCGCTGACCCGACTTTCCCCGACGAGTACCGCGAAGACATGCGCCGACGCCTGAACCAAATGAGAGAGGAGTACCGCAACCATGAATAGCCACCCGCTGATGCCGTTGATCACCGGCGAGCAGCTCGCCATAGCAGCACAAACCCTGGGTCCGCTGCTGCCGATCGGCACTGATCCCTACTTTGCTGCCTGGAAGAAGGGCGCCGAGCTGATCGGCGGCGAAGCGTTCCCATTTGCCCAAGGCGGCATTAATACCTGGGCTGACGCCCAGCTGGGCCCCCTGCCCGCGCTGCTGAAAACCCTGAACAGCCTCGACCTGCCGCGCCGCGCCCTGCTGCTGACGATGATCAGCCTGGAGCGCCCCGAGCAAGCCCACTGGATCACCCGCGAATTGGGCATGCACTACGGCCACCTGAGCGCCGGCGTGCTGGGCGACGACGTGTTCGCCGCCACCTTCGACCTACTCCGCACCCACCACTGAAAGGAGCAACACCATGACCAACCAAGCACATACCGCTTCCGCCAAGCCGATGAACAATCTGCTGGATGCCATGCACCGCCTCGAGCGCTTGCACGAAGAGGTCATCGACGCCGAGCAGCGACTGGCCGAGGCCAAGCGGTCGTTCGACGTACAGGTGGCCCATCTCAATACCGCCTACACCGACGCCTGCAATCGCGCCATTGAGATGGGTGAGAAGAACTTTCCCGAACAGTTCGCGCTGCGCGCCCTAGCGATCACGTTTGACGATGAGGGTGGCTGCTCCGTCGAGCGCCGCGCGCTTGTCGAGCCCTATGAGCTGCTGAGCTGGGCCAAGAAAGCGGGCGAGGAATAAGAGCTATGCGACTGACCTACTGCGCCAACGGCGTCGCCGGCCATATCGATCTGCCGATCGCCTGCGTCGAGGTGATGACAGCCGAGTCCCTGGCCGAGCTGGCCGCGAGCTGCCACTGGCGCGACCACCACCCGACCACAGTGCCAGGCGACCTGACGCAGGTTCACCTGCAGGACCTGGACGGCAAGGAATTGGGGATGTTCGAAGTGCGGCGCGAAATGCGCCCGGTATTCACGGCCAGCGCCCTGCCAGGGCGTGGCTGAAAGAAGGGTGTCGAGGAGCGGCAACTCCCCGACACCAACCACCAGCAAAGGAGCAACACCATGCAAGCACAACACCCAAGCGGCAGCGGAGCAAAGGCTACCACAGCACCCCGCCACCTATTGGTGACCGCCACGTCCATCGTCGGCGAGGCGCTGGTCCGCTACCAGGTGCAGAAAACCGCCGAAGCACGCATCCGCCTGGAAAGCGTGGCCGACATGGCTCACCGGCTCGGTGAACTCAGCCCGGCCGACGCCGCGGTGATCACCAAGCTGCTCGCCCAACCCTGTGCCGCGCCCCGTGCCGCTGCACCCACTTTGAATTGAGGTGCCCCATGCAGAACACGAAACCGCTGGACGACTTGGAACTGTACGAGCTGATCGTCGCAGCCTACCCCGAGAAATTCGCCGCCCGTGAAAAAGCTGGCGACGATATCTGGGACGAAGTGATGGAGTTCATCGAGTGCGAGCTGTGCGGCGACCAGCTCGAGGACTGGCAAGGGCTTGCACGTTTCCTGGGTCGTATCGTCATGCTCACCATGCCGATGGCGAGTGCGATCACCGGGGAAGCACGGCACTGCCTTGGCCCCATTGAAACCAACAACGGCCAGCACTTCATGATGGCTGCGGTCGTCCGTGACGTTGCCAGCTCGGCCGGAGAGGTGGCCCATGGTTGAAATCCGCACCCGCTTCACCGGCATGACCTACATGGCCACCGTGCGCGGTGAGAAACAGACGGCGAGCTGCACCATTGATGCTCGCCATGCTGCCGAGGCGCTGGCCAGGAAGCTGGGCTTGGCGCCCGGCCTGCTCCAGGAACAACCCGACCTGCTAAACCCGCGCGAGCGCACCACCTTCACCCACCCGGGTGACCTGCTCGAGGAGGTGGCCAATGGCTGACGCTGCCGCCCTGGTGCTCGAGGAGGCACCCGAGAAGCTCTGCAAGAAGTGCGACGAGTACTGGCCGGCCGATAGCGAGTTCTTCTACCGGCGGGCCAGTAGCGAGGATGGGCTAAGCGATACCTGCAAGGCTTGTTATGCCGATATGCCCAGCGTGCAGAAGCGCAACCGCAACAAGGTCGGCCGGGTGCTCTCGGCGTGGGAACAACTGGACCTGGAGCGCACCGGCAGCAACGCGCCGATGTGCATGTGAGGAGAACGCCATGCTGATCGATGGACAACTGATCGCGGTACCTGAGGCACGGCAGCGAAAGGCGCGTGAGCAACTGGACCTGCCTTCCGACTTTGCCTTGGTTGAAGCCACCCGCGTGCTACAGCACGACACAGGCAACGGCGTGGTGCAAATCCCGCTGCCGCCTGGCGTGGTGGCCTTTGAGAACCTAACCGGCCAGCGCCGTTACGGCGTGGTGATGATGGAAGAGGTGCAATAACATAAAAACGTGCTGGCAATAATCGCCAAAAAGAAAGAGCGCTCCGGCGCTCTTTTTTATTGCCCGCATAACACTCGATCGCCTGCAGTCCTAGCAAACGCTCAGCCGCAACTAACTCAAACGCTCGTTACGTAACTACTTAGGTACTTACTTATTGCACCGTGCAGCGCAGGATCAAAAGGACATTTGTGCTTTTGTGCTTTCTACTTAATAACGCGTTATAGAAATAACGAAAGCGTCAATTAACGCAATAATGCGTTGGTCAATATTGGCTTAACAGCATCAGGAAAGGTGCGATAAAGGCGCCAATCCTGACAGAGCCCCGCCGCACGGGCCTCCTAGCACGGTTTCGGCTGTGTCATCAGCCCTGCTGATAAATATTTTTCGTCGCGACACCAGAATTAGAAAGTGCTTGACGCTGCAAAAAACAACTACCTAGAATCCGTCGCACTTGAAGTCTGCCGGACAAGGAGATGCAACATGCAGAGCAAGAAGAAGTCACTGTTAGAGCTGCGGGAAGAACTGCAAGAGTGCGGATATTCGTTATCACTGGTTGTCGACATATCAACTTCGGATATCGAACTATCCGAGGGCGGCCGGCTTGGCTTCGTGGAATTCGGCATGGCAAGCGTGCGCCGGCTGCACGCGGCCGTCGAGAAACTGGGCGATTACGCCGAGGGCAGCCTGCCCAGCTGATCGAACAGGTCCTTCTGCTGGGCGCGGGTCAGATCACGCAAGCGGTCGAATAGCAGACGGTCGACCGCCTTGGCCGAAGGGCTGAGGGTGTGGGAGAAGGTCAGATTGGCCACCCAGCTGTGGCCGCAATGGGGTTCCAGGCACTGGCAGTACAGCCGGGCGAACTCACGGGACAGTTCATCACGCGACGCGATGCGCCCTTTGCCGCCACACTCCTTGCAGTAGACCCGCATAGCGCCCCTCCCCAGGGTTCCATTCTAGGAACCTATTCTGCCAGCTTCCCCACTATCTGTAGTGTTTTTCTGACGCCAAAACACAACATCATGGCAATTCGCCTGATAGAGCCGAGCACGATCAGCCCGCCGCCGGCTCGTTCCAGGCCACCCGCCGATCGGCGCGCAGCGTGGCGTTGATCTGCAGGAACAGCATGGCGATGGGCCGGATCTCGTTGTTGGTGAACACGCGGTCGATCTTCTCGATGTCTCCGAAGCCGCTGGAGTTCTCCGGCATGATGCCGGCCAGCGCAGGGTTCATGCGGTGCGCGGCGATCACGTCCGCCCGGGTGATGTTCTTGATCCGCTCGAACTCGTCCTTGGTGGCCACGTCCCCCACGGGGATGATCTGAATCGCCTTTTCGGTACCGCCCGGGATGTTGACGAACATCGAGCGGAAGTTGCCCACCCCTTTGCTGCCCGCGATCTGTGCCTGCAGGGCTTTCTCGTCGTCCTCCGACAGGTCCGGGTCGTTGGTGTAGAAGATGAAGCCCGCGTGGGCGCCGTTGTTGTAGTAGCGGCGGCGGAACAGCGTGGCGCTCTCGTTGAGCAACAGCGAGTGCATGCCGCCCAGGTAATCGGGCACGCCGTAGACGTTCTGCTCGACGTCGTAATCCATCACGTGCTCCACCTCGTCTTCCTCGAAGTGCAGTTCCTGCCCCTTGGGCAGCAGCATCACGAAGCCCCCGCCGACCTTGCGCCGCATGTTGATCGCCGGGAGGTGCTGCAGCTCGAGCACCTGGCCGATGATGTTGCGCATGCGCTGGAAGTAGGCCTCGCCGAAGACGATGAAATCGAGCGCCGCGCGCCCCATGGTCTGCGCGCTGCAGCCGACCGAGGGGCGGAAGTCACGCAAGAGTAGGTTGCGCTTGAACTTCGGAATGGCGCCGTGGTGAGCGTTGGCGCGCAGCAGCTTGGCCAGCCCGGTGCGCGACACCGGCGGCGTGTAGAGGCGCCCGTCGTCGCTGGCGAACACGCCCAGGTACTGCCCCATGTTTTCGGCCAGCACCGATTCGGGCGCGCCGAACGAGAACGCCTTGGGCGCCCGGTTGGTTGCTTGTTGCTGCTGCGGTTTGCGCTTTGCCATGGCTGACCTGTTCGAGTGATGACCAGCGGCTGCGCCGCCGTTTGTTGGTGTTGAGGGGTTCATGGGCCAGCGCGTGCATGATCGCCCAGGCGATGTCGGCGTGGCCGGTGGCGTCGGTGCGCGAGGCGCTGTAGGTGATCTGGCCGCTGGCGGTGGCGCCACGCTTGATCGTCAGGAAGGCCGCGGCGATGTCGTTCCAGCCGGCGTCCCACTCGATGCGGCTGCCCTGGACGGTGTCCTGCGCCTTGAGCACCAAGGCGTTCTTCGTCTCCAGGCTGTAGTGGATCGGCGTGGCCCGCGGGAAGAAGTCGCGCACCAGGTCGAACACCCCATAGCCAACCCCGGTGATGTCGATGCCGATGTGCACGACGTTGAAGCGCTCGGTGAGCTTCTTGACCTGGCCGGCCTGGTAGGTGAACGAGTGCCCCCGCCAGCTGTGTTTCTCCAGGATGCGGAACTTGCCGCCTGCCTCCAGCGGTGGCGCGACCACCACACAGGTGGCGTCGTCGCGGGTGCGGCTGGGGTCATAACCGAGCCAGACCGGGCTGTTGCCGAATGGGCGCGACGCGTTCGGGTCGGGGTCGTAGTCGGCCCACAGGCTCTGATCGGAGTAGCAGCGCTCGAGGTCGGCCAGGCTGAAGACGCTCTGCGTGCTGTCGATGAATTTGCACATGTAGAGCTGATCGAAGCGGTCCTCGTCGTTCTCCAGGCGCAGGCGATCGATGTCGAAGAGATCGCAGCCGCCGGCCACGGCGTCCTCGATGGTGATGATCTTGCGCCACTGGCCATCCGGACAGAGCGCGCCCTGGTGGATGGCCGCTTCGCTGGGCCACTCCTGCCCGAGCTTCTTGCCGCGCTTGCTGTTGCGGAACTCCTCGCCAGTCCAGAACGGATAGGCCTGGTGGGTGACGGCGCTGGGCGTGGAAAAGTAGGTTTTTCGCCACTTTTTGTGGGTGGCCATCGCCCCGGCGAGGCTGTTCAGCTTCTCGAAGTCGCGGATCCAGAAGTACTCATCGATGTAGACGTGCCCGTGGTGACCCTGGGCGGTGCTGCTGTTGGTGCTGAGAAAGCGCAGCTCGGCCCACGGCTTGCCGTCGCGGCTGAGCACGATGGGGTTGCCGGTGAGCTGGATGCCGAACCACTCGGCAGCGAAGGCGATGATGTAGCTGCGGAAGATCTCCGACTGCGCCCGGCTGGCCGAGAGGAACATCTGGTTGTCGCCGGTCAGCACCGCATCCATGAAGGCTTCGGCGGCGAAGTAGTAGGTCAGGCCCACCTGCCGGCTTTTCAGCACATTGCGGATGCGGCAGGTCAGCGGGTTCTGCTTGGCGGCGAACAGCTCCTGCTGGTAGCCGAACATGTTGGCCGTGAACTTCTCCAGGAAGTCGACTTCGGAGAGGCCGGTGACGTCGTTCTTCGGCTTCTTCTCCCGCCGTTCACCTTTGCCGCCCCGCCGCTGTTGCCGTTCGCCCTGTTGCTCTCTGTCCTCGCTCCGCTCTCGCGGCGCGTCGTGGGCCGACTGCTGCGGCTTGGCGCATTGCTTCAGCAGGCGCTCGCGCACGGTGGTGAGGCGGTCCAGCTCGTCCAGTTCGCCCTTGGCCAGCGTGCCGGGTTTCTCCAGCAGCAGGGTGATGCGCCGGCTGACGGCGGTCAGCGGCTCCTCGTCCGTCAGCATCTCGTCCCAGCCGCCCTTGGCGATCCAGTAGTAGACGATCCGGACGTTGGGCAAGCCGAGTTCGGCCTGTATTTCGCGCGGCTTGGCGCGGCGCAGGTACAGGCGCTTGGCGGTTTCTTTGATCTCGATGGAGTAAGGCATGCGCCGCAGTCTATGCGGCGAAAAAGAGGCAAACGCGCAGATAAATTGCGGGCAATTCCTAGATTTCGCAGCTAGGAACGGGGCGAAAGCAAAGCGTTTGAGGGGTACCTGGGCGGTGCCTATGGTGGCGGCATCTGAACCCCGACAGAGCCGAAAAGTTCATGCCCCGCTCCCTTGTTACCGACTGGAAACGCGTCGCCACCAGCGGCAAAACCGCCGACGGCCGCACGATCGAGGCGCAGGATCTGCGCGACATGGCCGAGGCCTACGACCCCGCGCTGTACACCGCGACGATCTGGTACGAACACATCCGGTATGTGGGCAGCTTCGGCACGGTCACCGAGCTGAAGGCCGAAGACCTGGAAGACGGCAAGGTCGCTCTGTTCGCCAAGCTGCAGCCCAACGACCGGCTGCTTGCGCTGAACAAGGAAGCCCAGAAGCTGTTCACCAGCATCGAGATCCAGCCCGAGTTCGCCGACACCGGCAAAGCCTATCTTGCCGGCCTGGCCGTGACCGACGAGCCCGCCAGCCTGGGCACCGAGCCCCTGCACTTCTCCCGCCGCGCGGAGAAGGGCAATTACTTCGCCAACCTCGAGCCGCTGGGCGAGCTGATCGCCGCGCCCGACACGGACGAAGCCGCCGCCCTTTCCTTCTTCACCCGTCTGTTCAGCGCCCTCGGCAAGGGCGGTCCCGAATCCCCCGCAACCCCCAAAGACGAGAGCACCCCAATGGATCCGAAAACCGTGCAGGCCTTCGCCGCCGCGGTGGACAAGCTCGGCACCGTGGCCACCAGCCTGGAAACGAGCGCTGCCACCTTTGCCGCCAAGCCCACCGAGCCCGAGAAGCCCGCCGTCACCGAGCCGGAAGCCGGCAAGGACGGCGACAAGGCCACCGGTATCACCGCCGAGCAGTTCAACAGCCTGAAAACCTCGCTGGATGACCTGACCGAGAAATTCAACACCGCGCTGAACCAGGGCAAGGGCAAAGACGTGCCCAACACCACTGGCGCTGCTGACGACGAAACCCAGAAGGTCTACTGATATGAGCCTGAGCCAAGCAGCCCGCCTGAAATTCAGCGCCCTCGCCGTTGCGATCGCCACCACCTATGGCGTGGAAACGGTGCGCGAAGAATTCAACGTCACGCCGACCCACGCGCAGACGCTGAACGAAAAGATCACCCACAGCTCGGCCTTCCTGTCCCGGATCAACGTGATCCCGGTCAGCGAGATCAAGGGCGAGAAGGTGATGTTGGGTACCAGCGGCACGGTGACCGGCCGTACCGATACCAGCAGCGCCGACCGCGTAGCTCGCAACGTGCTGGGCCTGGACGGCCAGGGCTACGAGCTGTTCGAAACCCACAGCGACGTGGCGCTGAAGTACTCCAGCATCGACGCCTGGGCCAAGTTCCCGAACTTTCCGCAGCGCTATTCCGCCGCCGTGCAAAAGCAGATCGCGCTGGACCGCATCATGATCGGCTGGAACGGTACCAGCGCTGCCGCCACCACTGACCGCGTAGCCAACCCGCTGCTGCAGGACGTGAACAAAGGCTGGCTGCAGATCGCCCGCGAGCAGGCGCCGGAGCAGGTGCTGGCCCAAGGCGCCAAGGTCGCCGGCAAGATCCAGATCGGCGCGACCGGCGACTACGCCAACCTCGACGCCCTGGTGCACGACGTGTCCCTGATGATCGACGAGGAGTTCCGCGACGGCGGCGATCTGATCGCCATCGTCGGCCGCGAGCTGCTGGCCCACGACAAGGCCAAGCTGTACGCCGCCCAGGGCGATACCCCGACCGAGAAAGAACGCATCGAGATGGCCCAGGTGATCGCCACCTACGGCGGTCTGCCGACTTTCACCTGCCCGCACTTCCCGAGCCGCGGCGTGGTGGTCACCAGCTGGGACAACCTGTCCATCTACTTCCAGGACACCAGCTGGCGCCGGCACATCCAGGAGAACCCCAAGCGCTCCCAGGTTGAGGATTACAACAGCCGCAACGAGGGCTACGTGATCGAGCAACTGGGCAAGTTTGCGGCCATCGAGTCCGCCAACGTGGAGTTCGTCTGACATGAGCCTGGCCCTAGCCCATAAGCGCCGCGTGCGCGAACAGGGTGCGGCAGCAGCGGCCACCGGTGCGCGGGCTTACACGCCCGCCACCGCCCTGGCCGGCCCTGCCAACGCCCAGAAGCACCTGGCCTTGATGACCACCGCGATGGATGCGGACCTGGAGCGCATCAGTGCCATCAACAGCCGCGAGGCACGCCAGGCACTCAAGCGCGACGAGCTGCTGCCCAAGTACCTGGACTACGTGCAGCGCTACCGCGAGTCGGGCCTGAACCACCCTAACCCGGTGCTGATGCAGGTGCTGGTGTGGTTGTTCGATACGGCGCAGTTCGAAGCCGGCATCGAGCTTGCCGACTTCGCGATTGGGCAGGGCCAGCAGCTCCCGGAACGCTTCAAGCGTGACGTGCAGACCTTCGTCGCCGACGAGCTGATCGACTGGGCCGAGGCCGAGCACAAGGCCGGCCGCAGCCCAGAGCCCTACGTGTCGCAGCTGCTGCCGCGAGTGGATGGCTACTGGGCCCTGATCAACGCCGAAGACGAGGCGGACCTGCCCAAGCCGTGGGAGCTGTTCGAGCGCATTCCGGCCCGCTTCCACAAGCTGCTTGGAATCCTTGCCATGGAAGCCGAGCAATGGGCGCTGGCGATCGATCACTTCGAACGCGCCGCCGCGCTGTACCCCGAAATCGGCGTGAAGACCCGGACGGACGAGGCCTCCAAGGCGCTGCGCAAGCAGCAGGCCGAGCAAGGCAGCGCCGACCAGGGCGGTAAGCCGACCGAGTAACGACTACCCCCCCCAGCGGGGCCTGCCCAGGTGTTCCGGCTTTGAGCCAGTACCACCTAAGGCAGTCACCCCGCCCTATTCGAGCGGCCAGCGATGAGCTTTTCAGGTAAACCGACCACCCTGGTGGACCAAGCGATAGAGAACGACGGCTTCTGGCCGGACCTCTCCGTTGCCGAGTTCCAGAAGGGCTACCGCCTGCCGGCGGAGTACCTGAGCGAGCTGCTGGCCGAGGGCATCGCCTTCGCCATGGGCGAAGTGAACGTCGACCTGGCCAAGCGCAAGGCGGATTGGCAGGTGGCGGGCGTCACCAGCGTGGAAAGTGCGGACCCCATGGTCCTGCCGGAGCGCACATTTCACGTAGGGACGTACAAGCGCGCCGTGTACTGCCGCGCCAAGGCCTACCTGCTGCAGCAGTTCGCCACGGTGAACCGCCGCGAGTCGGCCGAGAACATCGCCAAGGAATCACCCGCCACCGAAGACCAGTTCCTCGCCTTCAGCCAACAGGCCGTGCGCCTGCTGCAAGGCCGTGGCCGGATCACGGCGGTGCTGCTGTGAACAAGCTCCGCGCCCTGACCACCTTTCTGCTCGAGCGCCGTTTGGTCGCTCCGGAACAGCTCGACAGCTGGGCCGAGCAGGTCACGCTCAACCTCACCTGGAAGCCCGACCTGGACGGCTTGCACCTGGGCGATATGCGCTACCGCGCGGTGATCGTGATGGAACGCTTCGCCGACCACCCGGGCCGGCTGATGGCCCTGCTCGGCAGCTGGCTGGAGAACCACGACCCCGACCGCGACGACGATCTGCCGGCGCCGACCTTCGACATCGAGCAGCTGGACAACGACCTGGCCGACGTCGAGCTGACCCTGGAATTCATCGAACCGCAGTACCTGGCCGAAGCCGATGACGGCGAGATCGAGGCCTTCGACAAGCGCTGGGCCTTCGTGCCGTTCGACCTGTGGATTGCCGAGCACGGGGAGGTGGCCAGTGGCAGCCAGTAACCCGTTCAACCTGGACGTGCGCGGCATGCTCGATGTGCAGGCGCAACTGGCGTTGGTCAGCTTGCCGCCGAAGTTGCGCATCCGCCTGTTGAACCGGCTGGGCAAGCGCGTGCGCACTCAGTGGCGCGACCGCGTGCGGCAGCAGCGCGATGCCAGCGGCGCGGCCTTCGAGCCCCGCAAGCGCAAGCGCAAGAAGGGCCAGCCGGCAAAGATGCTGGGCAATCTGCCCAAGTACCTGAACGTGACCAAGGCGACGCCGGATCACGTTGAGGTGGGTTACCACCCCGGCCAGAACTCGATCATCGCCAGCGCCCACAACGAGGGCGCCAACATTCGCATGAGCGCGGCGCAGTTGCGCCGCCAGCGCAAGGATACAAGTGGCAACGCGACCCGTTATCAGGCCCGCCGGCTGCGCCGCCTGGGTCTGAAGATTCGCCAGCCCAGCAAAACCAAAAGCAACGGCAAGCGCGGCAAGGCGCGGTGGCTGAAACCTGGCGCGGCCTGGATTCAGGAGAACGTCGGTTACGACCAGGCGGGCCTGCTGATCAAGGTGCTGGCCAACCATCAGGCCGGCCCTACCAGCTGGGAGATTCCGCTCCCCAAGCGGCAGTTCTTCGGCATCACCAACCAGCGAGACATCAGCGAGCTAGTGGCTCACCTGCTCCCGCAAATCCTTAACTCACCCCGCTAGCGAGGCACTGCATGGCACTCGGCAAAGTCAGCGTCAACAATCTCAACCTCGGCCAGGGTGCCGTGACCGAGATCGAGCGCTATTTCCTTTTCATCGGCCCAGCCGCGGCGAACGTCGGCGAGCTGATCCCCCTGAACACCCAGAGCGATCTGGACGCGGCCCTCGGCGTTGCCGACAGCGACCTGAAACGCCAGGTGACCGCGGCGCGCCTGAACGGCGGCGACCGCTGGGCCTGCCTGGCCGCGCCGATCGACGCGGTAGCCGGCAGCTGGCAGGACGCCCTGGAGTACTCCCAGCAGCAGGGTTTCTCGGTCGAGGCGGTGGTGATCACCTCGCCGGTGACCAGCGGCGCCGAGCTGAGCGCGATGCACGACGCCGCGGTGATGCTGAACAACACCTACGGCCGTCGTGTGTTCGTGATGGCGGCAAGCGCCGGTTGCGATCCGGACCTGCAGACCTGGAACCAGTACCTGATCGAGCAGCGCGCCATCGTCCAGGACCTGGCGGCGCCGCGCGTGCTGGTGGTACCGCAGCTGCACGGCAACGACCTGGGCGTGCTGGCCGGGCGCCTGGCCAACGCCGCAGTGAGCATCGCCGACAGCCCCATGCGCGTGGCCACAGGCGCCGTGCTGGGCCTGGGCGAAACGCCGGTGGACGTCGACGGCATCCCGCTGCCCTCGGCCATCCGCGCCGAGCTGGACAGCGCCCGTTTCAGCGTGTCGCAGACCTACCCCGACTACCCGGGCGTGTTCTGGGGCGACGGCAACATGCTCGACGCGCCGGGCAGCGACTTCCAGGTGGTGGAGTACCTGCGCCTGGCGGACAAGGCCGCGCGCCGGGTGCGCATCCTGCTGATCCAGCGGGTCGCCGACCGCCGCCTGAACAGCACCCCCAATTCCATGGCCGCGGCCACCAGCGCGCTGATGGCGCCCCTGCGCGCCATGTCGCGTTCGGTGCAGTTCGCCGGCCAGGTGTTCCCGGGCGAGATCGAGCCGCCGAAAGACGGCGACATCGTGCTGGTTTGGCAGAGCAAGACCAAGGTCGAGGCCTACCTGAAGCTCAAGCCCTACAACTGCCCGAAAGACCTCACGGCGAACATCGCCCTCGACCTTTCCAACGACGATTCGGAGTAAGCCCGCATGGCACGTATCGGTGGCAAAAACTTCGACGTGAACCTGGGCGATCTGCTGGTTCACGTCGAGAGCTGCACCCTGGACATCACCGACAACACGGCGGTGGCGCAGGACAAGGGCGTGCCCAATGGGCACGTGGATGGCGACGTTTCCGCCGGCGGCGAGATGGAATTCGACACCGCCAACTTCAACCTGCTGATCGAGGCCGCCAAGCGCGCTGGCAGCTTCCGCCAGCTCGATCCGTTCGACTCGGTGTTCTTCGCCAAGGCCGGCGAGGAGGAGCTGCGCGTGGAGGCCTTCGGCTGCAAGTTGAAGGTATCCAGCCTGCTGAACATCGACCCCAAGGGCGGCGAGAAGAGCAAGCACAAGGTGCCCTTCGACGTCACCAGCCCGGACTTCATCCGCATCAACGGCGTGCCGTACCTCGCCGCTGAAGAGATCGAGGGGCTGCGCTGATGGCGGACTGGGTCGATCGCGCGGTTGACCGCGAAGAACGGGAGCTGGAGCGCGCCCTGGCCGCCCAGCTGGCCCGCTCACCGAACGGCCCGAGCCTGCACCACTGCCAGGACTGCGACGAGGAGATCCCCGCCAAGCGCCGCGCGCTGGGCGGGGTAACCCGCTGCACCCCGTGCCAATCCCTTTTCGAGAAGCGAGCCACCCAATGAGCAAGAGCCCCTGGCCGAATTTCAGCTACGCCGAGCTGCGCTGCAAATGCGGCCGCTGCGGCAGCGACGGCACCGAGATGGACCCGGCCTTCATGGAGGCGGTGCAGCAGCTGCGCGAGCTGTACGGCCAGCCGCTGGTGGTGAGCAGCGCCTACCGCTGCCGCCAGCACCCGGTGGAGGCGCGCAAGACCAAGCCCGGTGCGCACAGCACGGGCGCAGCCCTGGACATCGCCTGCAGCGGCGCAGCGGCGGTGTCAGTGCTGCGCCTGGCCATGACGCTGCCCTTCACCGGCATCGGCATTCAGCAGAAAGGCAGCGGGCGGTTCATTCATCTGGACATGGCGCCGGCCGAGCAGCTGCCCCGCCCGATGATCTGGAGTTACTGACTATGAAGTACTCGTTCAAGACCCAGCTGTTGGCCTGCGCGCTTGCCCTGGTCACCACCCTCGGCATTGCCGCTTGTACCGGTAGCAACCCGGTGGCCACCGCCGCCGGCACGCTGGTGAGCCGCTACTGCGCGGCGCCGGAGATCGGCCGCAGCGTGCTGCGCGAGGCGATCGCCACCAGCACAGCGCCGAACCGGATCCGCGTGGAGTGCGCTGCCGATGCCTTTTGAAAGCGACCTGGAGCTGCGCCATGTGCCCGGCGACGCGCTGTGGAAGGTGGTCAAGCCGCTGCAGTACCGCACCGCCGACGGGCGCCGCGTGATCGTGCCGGTGGGCTACCGCACCGACCTGGCCAGCGTGCCCCGCCTGGCCTGGCGCATCGTGCCGCGCGACCACGTGCAGGCCCGCCGGCCGGCCGTGGTGCACGACTTCATCTACACGAACCTGACCCACCGCTTCACCAAGCGCGAGGCGGACAGGATCTTCCACGCCGCCCTCCTCGAGGAAGGCATGAACAAGGCCCTGGCCTGGCTGATGCACGCCGCGGTGCGCATTGGCGGGCGTGGCAACTGGAGCGCCTGACATGGGCCTGCTGGAGAACCTGATGAACCTGCTGCCGGAGCTGCTGCTGACCGCCGTGATCGGCTTCCAGGCACATCTGTTCCGGCAGGTGAGCGAGGCGCGACGCGAGCACCTGGAGCTGCGCGTGGAGATCGCCCAGAACTACCCGAAAACCACCGATTTCGAGCGTGCCATGGACAAGCTGGAAAGCAACCTGCGCGCCCACATCGAAGCCCTTATGAGGAACAGAGCATGACCGCACAACGCCAGATCGTGATCACCATCGGCGCCACCGACTTCACGTTCAACCTGTCCGCCCAGGACGTGACGAAGTACTTCAACGCGTTGACCCCGAGCAACAAGGTCGCCCCCGGCCACAACCTGCTGACCACCACCGTGCAGCCCGACCAGAAGGACGCGCTGCGCCCGCTGCTGGCCAACCCGGTGCTGACCATGCAGGTGGCCGGCACGCTGCTCGAGGAGTACAGCCCGGACGTTGAGGTGGCGGTAAAAAAGCCCTCCACCGAGCCGAACGACTGACCGAAGACGGCCTGGGCCAGCTGATGGCCCTGGCTGAACGCTGGCTACCTGGCGCGGCGCCCACCCCCGAGAACATGGGCACCGCCAAGTGGCTGGAGGACGAGTACTGGAGACGCATGGAGATCGCCGTGGCGAACGGCATTGCCCATGCGTTGAATGGTTAGGTGATCGATGGCTACGAACAGCGCCGCCCTGAACTTCATCCTGAAGCTGACCGACCAGGTCAGCGCGCCGTTGGGCAAAGTGAAGATGGGCTTCAACGAGCTGGCCGAGAAAGGTCAGGACAACATCCGGCAGATGGGCTTCGGCCTGGCCGGCATGGTGGGCGCAGGGCTGGCCATTAACGAATCGCTGCAGCCGGCGCTGGAGATGAACCGCGCCCTGGGCGAGGTGAAATCCCTCGGCGTGGCCGAGGACGCGCTGCAGCGGCTGAACGACAAGGCGCTGGAGTTCTCCGTGGCCTACGGCGCGAACGCCCGCGATTTCGTGGCCTCGGCCTATGACATCCAGTCGGCGATCGCCGGGCTCACCGGCGAGCAGCTGTCCTCTTTCACCAACGCGAGCAACCTGCTGGCCAAGGCCACCAAGGCCGACGCCGGCACGATCACCAGCTACGTCGGCACCATGTACGGCATCTTCAAGAACCAGGCCGACGCCATGGGCAAGGCGGAGTGGGTGGAGAACCTGACCGGCCAGACGGCGCTGGCCGTGCAGATGTTCAAGACCACCGGCAAGGACATGAGCGACGCGTTCACGTCGATCGGCGCCAGTGCGACGTCCGCCGGCATCGGCCTATCTGAGCAGGTGGCCATCCTCGGCACGCTGCAGGCGACCATGGGTGGCGCCGAGGCCGGTACCAAGTACAAGGCCTTCCTGTCCGGTGTCGGCGGTGCCCAGGAAAAGCTGGGCCTGTCATTCACCGACAGCCAGGGCCGGATGCTGCCGATGCTGCAGATCCTGGACAAGCTCAAGGGCAAGTTCGGCGACACGCTGGACGTGGCCGAATCCGATGCGCTGAAAAAGGCGTTCGGCTCCGACGAGGCCGTGGGCCTGATCAAGCTGCTGATGACCGACACCACGGGCCTGGCCAACAGCATGGAGCAGCTGGGCAACGTGCACGGCCTCGAGCAGGCCGAGAAGATGGCCAAGGCCATGGTCGACCCCTGGCAGCAGTTCGGCGCCGCAGTGCAGGCGCTGCGCATTGCCTTCGGCCAGGCGCTGATTCCGATCCTGACCCCGTTGATGGAGCGGCTGACCGGCATCGCCGGGACCATGACGCGCTGGGCCGGGCTGTTCCCGAACATCACCCGCCTGATCGGCATCGCCACGCTGGTGGTGTTCGGCCTGGCTGCTGGTATCGGCGCGATCACCTTTGTGGTGGCGCTGGCGAAGACTGCCTGGCTTGGCCTGTCTGCGGTGTGGACCATTGCCACGGCCGCCGCCTGGCTGTTCAACGCGGCGCTGTGGGCCAACCCGATCACCTGGGTGGTGGTGGGGCTGATCGCCCTGGGCGTGGCGATCGGCGCCGCGATCATCTACTGGGACGAGATCACCGCGGCGATCATGAACACCGCCGCCTTCCAGTGGGTATCGGCCCAGCTGACCGCCCTTTCCGATTGGTTCGCCTCGATGGGTGGCTGGGGTGGCATGGCCAAGGCCGCGTGGGACGGCATCCTGGCGATCTTCTACGGGGCCATCAACGGCCTGATCGCCATGCTGAACAAGATCCCGGGCGTCGAGATCGATGCCCAGTTCGGCGCCATGCCGGAACTGCCTGGCGCGAACGCGGTGATGACCGCGACGGAGCAAGCCGAACGGGCGCAGAAAGCCCAGGCCACGATCAACAACGCCATCCCGAGCCTTTCCCCGCAGCGCGCCAGCGCGGTACCGCCGGGCGGGCTGCTGACCAGCATCCAGAACACCAGCAACCAGGACAAGGGCACCCGGGTTGAGAAAGTCGAGATCCACACCGGCAAGGCGATGAGCCCGCTCGAGCTGGAAAACATGATGAGCATGGCGGTGGGCGGATGAGCGACTACATCGACCTGCTGATCGCCGACAACGACCTGGTGCTGGACCTGTCCCGCCAGCCGCTGCTGGTGGACGACCGCGCGAGCATCGCCCAGGACATCGCCCACATGATCCGCGACAGCGGCCTGCTGGTGACGCTCGTGGCCGAGCGCGACCGGCTGCGCCAGCGCGACTGCATCCAGCAGATGGAGCTGCTGGTGGAGGCCGACGAGCGCCTGGTCCCCGGCACCGCACTGATCACCCAGGTGGAGCCAGGCAGGTACCTGGTGACCGCCAAAACCCTGAAATTCGGCAGCATCGAGGTGGCCCTGTGAGCGACGTGGACTTCAAACAAGCGCTGATGGATGCGGGTATTCCCACCACCGAGGCGGGCCTGCGCCAAGCCTGGGAAAGTGAGGTGACCGCCCAGGGCAGCAAGCTGAGCAACACCAGCGCGTACTCACCTTTCTGGCGTGTCGTCACCGCCCTGGTGACCAAGCCCGTGTTGTGGTTGCTGGAGTTTGTCAGCGGCACGGTGCTGCCGAACTTCTTCGTGAAGACCGCCACCGGCGCATGGCTGGACATGCTGGCCTGGGCGGTGAACGTGGAGCGCAAGGGCGCGACCAAGGCGCGCGGCGTGCTGCTGTTCACCCGCCTGGAAGCCGGCGGAGCGCTGGAGATACCGGCCGGCACGGTGGTGCAGTCCGCTTCGATCAACGGCCACGTCTACCAGCTGATCACCACCACACCGGGCACCTTCACCGACGGCCTGATGCAGCTGGAAGTCCCGGTGGAGGCGGTGGACGTCGGCAGCGGCTACAACCTGGCGCCGGGCTATTACGCCATCCTGCCGCAGCCGGTACCGGGCATCGCCGCGGTGGTGAACAGCGACGGCTGGCTGGCTTCGCCGGGCGCCGATCCGGAGCCGGACAGCGAGCTACGCCTGCGCGTGCGCAACCAGTTCTCGGCGGTGAACCAGTGGCACACCGACGCGGTGTACCGCGCCATGATCGCGGCCTTCCCGGGGGTGCGGCCCGATGGCGTGTACTTCGAACATGGCGCACCGCGCGGCCCGGGCAGTGCCAACGCCTACGTGCTGTTCGAAGCGGACGTGCCGGGCGAAACGTACCTGGAGGAGATCAACGCCTACATCCGCGACAGCGGCAACCATGGCCATGGCGATGACCTGCAGGTGATGGTGATGCCGGAAACCCTGCACGACATCAGCCTGACGATCTGGCCGCGCTCAACCCTGACCGCGACGCAACGCGAGACGCTGCGCGACGAAGTGGCGCTGTTCGTGCGATCGGCGTTCAGGGAGAGCACGCCACGTGATTTCCAGCCGACTTTGACGTACCCGCGGTCGCGCTTTTCATTCAGCCGGCTAGGCGAGGAGCTGCATCAGCAGTTCCCGGGCATCGAGTCGTTGGATTTTACGAATGCGGACATCGTGTCCGAGCTGAGCATCCCGCGCATCCAGAGCCTGGAGGTGGTGAATGCGTAAGGGAGGAAAGACGGCGACCGGCGAAAACCAATGGGGAGGGGCGTCCGACCGGCCGGCCGTCACACGCACTGACCGGTGCCCGGTGGTGAAGTTCCCGTGCGAGGTGCGCCGATGATCAAGCTCGAGCTGCCCTTCTGGCTCGCCGGTACCGAGCTGACCAAGCTCAAGGCCGCGGCCACGTCCTGGTGGGCAAAGGTCGAGGGCTGGCTGCGCTGGCCTCTGCTGCAGATGGATGCGGACACCTGCCACCTGACCATTCTGGATTTGCTGGCCTGGCAGCGGGACATCACCCGCTTCAAGGGCGAACCCGAAGCGCTGTACCGCCTGCGCGTGAAGTTCGCCTTCATCAACGCAGTGGACGCCGGCAGCGTCGCCGGCATGAAGCGGATCCTGCAGCGCCTGGGCGTCGGCTACGTCGAGATCGAGGAGCGCCAGCCCGACCGCGACTGGGACGTGGTGCTGCTGCAGCTCACCGACGGCCAACTGGCGCAGAACCCCGAGCTGCTGCGCGTGCTGATTCAGCAGTACGGCCGCACCTGCCGCCGCTACGACTTTTCCACCATCACACCGGTGCCGCTTTCCGTGGCGCTGGTCGATTTCAACGACGACCAGCAGACGCTGGTTGCCCGCCTGTAGGAGCCCTGCATGCCCCGTATCACTCTGGCCGGTGAAGACCTGATCGCGCAGAAGCAAGCGGCACAGCAGCCGCTGAACATCACGCGCTTCATCTTCGCCAACGTCCCCGGGCTGAACCCCAGCGATGAGGTAGACCGCGCGGCGCCGAAGCCGCCGGCCGGGCAGATCGTCTACAACGCGGAGATCCCGGCGGAGAACAAGGGCTACGTCAATCCATCGCAGGTGGTGTACAGCCTGCAGGTGGGCTCGGACATTGGCGATTGGGACTTCAACTGGATCGGCCTGGAAAGCGCCGAGGGCGTGCTGTTCGCCGTGGCCTACATGCCGTTGCAGCAGAAGCGCCGTAACGTCCCGCCGCTGCAGATCGGCAACAACATCACACGTAACTTCCTGGTGGTGTTCGACGGCGCTCAGGCACTGACCGGCATCACCATCGACGCCAGCACCTGGCAGCACGACTTCACCGTGCGCCTGGCCGGCATCGATGAGCGGGAACGTCAGAGCAACCGCGACATCTTCGGCCGGGCTTGTTTCTTCGGCAGCGCGTTGCAGCTGGAGAAAGTGGGCGACACCTATCAGCTCAAGCCGGGTACCGCCTATATCGAAGGAGTACGCCTGCAGCGCGCTGCAACGCTGCCCGTAGTACCGCCAGCACTCCCCTCCACCGCCTGGCTCGACGTGGCTCTGCAGCGCGAGCTGAACGACGTGGTGGCGACCTGGAGCGTGGTATGGGGCGCAGGAAAGGTGGATTACGTGGACACTGCCGGCGTGCAGCACTACTGCGTGGCCATCGCGGATCTGCCGAACAGCAACACCATCACCGACAGCCGGCCGGTGGAGAACATCGACGGCCCGCTGGTGACGCACTTCGCCGCCCGCGTGGGCGACTACGCCGGCCTACGTGCCCGCTCGACCACCAAGGACGACGTGGGCCTGGGCAACCTGCCGAACGCCAAGAGCGACGACGAGAACACTGACAGCAGTCTGATCCTGGCCACCACCAAGGCGGTTAAGGCTGCGACGGCGGTTATCTGGACGGCGGTGGCTAACATCGTGTCGGGTGCCACCACCGTGGGCCAGGCGGCGAAGCTGGCAACAGCCCGCACTATCGCCCTGACAGGAGCTGTGACTGGCTCAGCCACCTTCAACGGATCCTCGAATGTCAGCATCACCGCAACGGCAACCCAGGCGACCGAGACGGTGTCTGGCGGGGCAAAGGTGGCTAGCCAGGTGCAGGTAGACGCGGGGGAAGATGACACTGCTTACGTGACCCCAAGGAAGATGCGGCTGGGGTTTACGGCGAGCTTCGGCACGAACGGTTACATCGTCTTTCCGACATGGATGTTGAGTTTCATCCTGCAGTGGGGGCGGACCAGTTCGTCCATTTCCACAAATAACCGTGTCACCGTGAATCTGCCGATTGCATACCCGAACGCAATGCGCGGAGCGTTCGCAATCCCATTGATGAGCGGGACTCTGGACTCGGCTACCGGGGCATCGCTGGTTATTGGCGGAGCACTCAACGCGACTTCGTCTTTCGACATCGGCAACGACGGGAGCAATCCAGGCGGACTCGTCGGTTGGATTTCCATAGGGAACTGAAATGAGCAAGCGCTTCTACAGCCCGAGCACGGGCACAACATACCTTTCGAGCATTCACTCATCGATGCCTCCTGACGCAATCGAGATCAGCGAGGCCATCTATCAGACCGTCATAGCAAACCCCGCTGCGGGCAAGATCAGAAGTCACGATGCGAGCGGCCGGCCGATACTGATCGACCCACCGCAACCATCCACCGCTGAGCTTTCAGCCAGCGCCCATGCGCGCCAAACCACAGCAATCAATCGCGCCTGCGAAGCCGCGATAACCGCCGGCTTCCAGTCTGATGCCCTAGGCGCTCCGTACTTCTACACCAGCCAACTGGACGACCAGCTGAACCTGACCGGCGCGGTGCTGCGGGGGCTCGACATGCCCTACGCCTGCCGCGATGAGCAGGGCGTGAAGGAATTCCGCCTGCACACTGCCGAGCAGCTACGCCAGGTCGGCGACGACTTCACCCTGTACAAGCTGCAGCTGCTGCAGCACGCCAACGCGCTGAAACAGCAGCTGGATATCGCCCTTGAAGCCGGCGACCTGGCCGCACTCGAGGCGATCAGCTGGGAGGCGCCGCAGCCGTGACCTGGGCACCGGTGACGATGCGCTGGCCAGAGCAAGCCACCCAATGGATGGCGGATCTCGACGCGGCCAAGAACCTGGCCGGTGGCGAGCTGGCCAGCACGGCGCAGCGGCTCGCGGGGCTCGACGGGCTGGCCACCACCAATCCGGGACCGGTCGGCGGTGCTGCCGCCGGCGCGATCGCCACCGGGCGCGCCGCGCTGAGCAGCCAGCTGGGCGAGGCGCCTGCGTGCCTTGCGGTGACGCCGTTCCAGAGCGGCATCGGCCAGGGGCGCGGCAACCAGCGCTTCCTGTCGGCGCCGAACCTGCTGCAGCAGCTCGCCGGCAAGCTGGTGGACCCAGCCGACCAGGGCAAGCCCAGCGGGCCGCAGTACGCCCTTTCCTTGCTGTTCCTCTCCACCCGCTTCGACCAGCTGGCCGACACCCTGGCGCGCTTCAATGCGCTGCTGCCGGTACCGGACCTGGTGCGAACCGAGCGCCGTGCCCGACACCTGTCGCGCCTCGAGGCGGAAAAGTGGGAAATTCCCAGCGCCGGCCCCCTGCCCCGCTGGGGCGCCCTGCCATTGGAGCGCTGCACGGTGACCAAGGCCGCCAAGCAATCCATCTCCGGCCAACTCGCTGTGATGGAGAGCTACGCCGCCGACAGCTCGCCGATGGCCGACCTCGCCGCACTGGCCGGCCGCAAGGCCAGCCAACAGCAGGGCCGCGATCAGCAGCTGGCGGACCTGAAGGCACTGCTGGCCAACGGCAGCGCCGACACCAGCATGCGCGCCCGGCTGATCGGCCCGGGCGATGCCAGCGAGTTGCGCCGGCAGCTGCTCGAGGGCGATGCGCCAGGGCACGAATGGGTATTGAGCGCGGGCCTGCTGCTGGTGGGTTCGCTGGATGGGCTGAGCTTTGTACGGGAGCTGGTGGGGCTATGACGCTGCTGCTCGACGGTGAAAAGGTGCGAGGCAAGGGGCTGAAAATCACGGCCAACCTGCGCATCGAAAGCGACGACATGTCCGGACAGACGAGCAACAGCACGGCGGCGCACAAGGGGTTCAAGCCGAAGACGCTGACCGTCTCGCTGATGATCCCCTTCGTCGACCAGGTGCAGCTGCGCGACCTGATGCGCCTGGCCGAGGCCACCGAAGGCGGTGGCCAGCTGAAGACATACCGCATCGTTAACGACACCGCCACGGCCTTCGGCGTACGCCAGGTGCAGTTCTCCGATGGCGTCAGCGCGCGTGAGGACGACACCCTGGCGGCGTGGCGCGTGCAGTTCACCCTGGCGGAAAAGCTCTCCAACCCCGAGCGGGTGGAGAAGCGCCGCCAGCCCAACGCGGTCACCAGCCAGTCCGCGCCCGGGCAGGCGGTCAGCTCGACCGGCACCGCCGCCGGCGATGGAGCAGCTGCACCAGGACAGGAGCTCACCGGCTTCGAGGCGACGCTGAAGAAGCTGGACAACTACCTGGGCGGTTCCTCATGAGCATGAAGCTGCACAAGGTGCTGACCATCGCCGGTACCGCCTACCCGCTGGTCAAGGACGAGGTGCGACTGGAGCTGAAAAGCCCGGGCCGCGCCTCGTTCACTATCCAGGCCGACGCCCCGGTGAAGGGGCTGGTGACGCTCGACATCGGCTACAACGAGGCGACGCTGCAGCGCCACTTCATCGGCTACGTGGAGCGCTGCACCGCGGCCAACAGTGTGCAGCAGGTGCTGATGTGCCGAGAGCTGGCGGCGATCCTGGCGAACCCGATGCCGATGAACCTGCGCCATGTCGACATGACGATGGTGCTCGCTGCCGTCAGCGAGAAAACCGGGCTCCGCTTCCGCGTGCCCGAGCGGTCCTATGCAAAGGTGAAGGCGCCCTTCTTCTACAGCCTGGCCGCCGGGTACCAGGCGATGGACAGTCTGGCCCGCGTGTTCAACATCCCCGACTTCATCTGGCAGCAGCAGGGCGACGGCGAGCTGTTCGCCGGCAGCTGGGCGGATAGCTTCTTCGGTGCTCGAGCACCGCTGCAATTGCCGGTCGAGCTGTTCGACGGATACCAGGGCAACCAGAGCGCCATGATCGCGGCCCTGCCCGGCCTGCGGCCTGGTGCATCGATCAACCAGGGCGAGCGCATCACCAGCGTGACGCTCGCCGACAACAAGATGGCCATCCGATGGACGACGCAATCCGCCGCAGCGTAGAGCGGCAATTCCCCGAGCTGACCGGCGGCTACCACCTTCCCCGCTTCGGCCGCGTGGTGGCGGTACCGGATGCGCCGGCGGTGCCCGGCCTGTGCGACGACTTCCGCCCGCGCTTCGCCGTGGATGTGGAGGTGCTGCTGCCGGACGGCGAGCCCGATCCGGATCTGCCGATTCTTTCCAGCGTGCCGCTGCCGGCACCGAACGGTGGGCAGGAGGCTGGCTTCTTCGGCTTCGCAGAGGAAGGCACGGTCGTGGTGGTGTGCTTCGCCTATGGCCTGCCCCACAAGCCATTCATCCAGACCGTGCTGCCGCACGGGCTGAGCCTGCCGCGCGTGCCGAAGGGCGACCAGGTGTGGCAGCACAGCGAGGCCTGCCAGCAGCGCGTGGATGCCGACGGCAACTGGCTACGCCAGACGGACGGGAAGATCGAGGACAAGGCGGTGGAGCGCCAGGTGGAAGCCCTGGACAACACCGAGCGCTACCAGAACCACACGGTGGAGGTGGACGACCACTCCACCGAATCGGTGGGCGGCATCAAGAAAGTGGAGGCACTGGGCGCGCTCAAACTGCTATCCGGCGGATCCGCCAGCCTCGCCGCGGTGGACGACTTGCACCAGGCCACCGGCCGCGACCTCAACCTGGTGGTCGGCCAGAAGCTCAACGCCACGATCGGCGGCGACATGCAGGAGCGCATCCAGGGCATCCGCCGCAGCATCGCGCCGAAGACGTGGCTGGGCTCTGCCAACGTGAACCTGCTCCAGGTGGTGTGCGATCTACTCGATCTGGTGGAGGCGATGAACACCCAGCTGGCCGGGCACACCCATCAGCCCGGGCCGACGCCGAGCCCGGGTGATGCGAGTGGGTTTACGGCGAAGGCTGGGGCGGCGGCGAATCTTGCGGGCACTCTGAAGTCCATCACTCTGTAAACATTCGGGGCATATTTACCGATATATAGTTATATTGCTAACCAAACCGATCCGGTATAGTCGCGCCCCGACTCATCATGGAGGTGGCTTATGCCCTCGCACATCGAGCCCGTTCGGGCACTAGACGTTGCGGCCTACATCCTGGAACGGATGGGGGAAATGACCGCCATGAAGCTGCAGAAGCTCGTTTACTACAGTCATGCCTGGTCCCTGGTCTGGGACGAAGCCCCGTTGATTCGGGAGGATATCCAGGCGTGGGCAAACGGCCCTGTGGTACCCGAACTCTACAACGCCCACCGCGGCCTGTACTCCGTTGCGCCAGGACAGATCGGCGGCAACTCCCGCGCGCTCTGCCCTGACCAAATGGAAACGGTGGAAGCAGTCCTATCGCACTACGGTGACAAGCACTCTCAGTGGCTGAGTGACCTTACCCATGCAGAGGATCCTTGGAAGTGTGCACGCCAAGAAGCTGGCCTTCCGGATGGTGCGCGCGGCAAGGTTCTGATCAGCAACGCCGCAATGGCTGAGTACTACAGCTCGCTGTGA